CTCGGTGTTCGACTACACCAGCCTGGCCACACTGCCTCCTATTGAGGTGCCCAAGACCAGGGGCGGTAATCTTAAGATCGGGCCGGCCATCCAGATCCCGGTATTAAGACGCGGCGAGATAGGTTTCATGCAGCCACCTGCCCGTGAGCCCAATGTGGCTTTCACGCTGATCAACGAGGTCATGGCGCAGACTGACAGGTACTTCGGGAGACCAACGGAGAAGGTTGCCCCCGCGGTGACCCAGATGCGGCAGCAGCGCATCATCAACAACTGGCTACATGGCTGGACCGAGGCCTTCCGCCAGGTGTTGTCGTTGACCCTGCAGTACGTTGGCCCCGAAGAGATCCAGCGCATCACGTCATCTCAGGTGCAGGTGCCCGAAAACGCTCAGGACTTCGATGTGATGTTGAAGTTTGACGTTCGCGAGCTCTCGACCGATCTGGTGACTGAAAAGCTCAAAGCTATTTCAAGCCTGGTCCTGCCTCTGGACACCGCCGGCGTCATCGACCGGGCTAAACTGATCTCGGTCGCACTCCGGGCTATTGATCCCAACCTCGCCAGCGAGCTAATCATGCAGCAGGGGCCTGCCTCGCAGAAGATGTTCAGTGAAACCAACGACGAGATCGCGCTCATGTCGCTCGGCAACCCTCCCCAACTGCGCGAGAACGACCCCACAGCGGCTATGCGCCTGCAATTCAGCCAACAGGTGCTGCAGAGCAACCCCAAGTATCAGGCCCAGCTCCAACAGGACCAGTTGTTCCAAGCTAACCTGCAGAAGTACATTGAAAACCTACAGTTCAGCGTTCAACAGCAGCAAAATGCTGTGACTGGCCGACTAGGAGTTCAGCAATGAGAATTTCAGACGAGAAAATCCAAGAGGCCTTCGTTTCAGCGGGAGACAATTCGCCGCTGATGCGTGCATTGACCCAACTGTTATCGGAGATGATTGAGTCCGAGGTGTTGAGTGCAATACAGCCTGACTTAACCGACTCAGGCAGAGCCCACAACTGTGGTAGAGCAGCTTCTATTAAGGATCTATCGAACTACATCGACAATTTGAGGACAGCTAATGGTTTGACTGATCACGCCGACTAGTACCTCTTTGAACAAAGGTTTCTTGGTTGACCTTAACAACCATGGTGCACAATACCCAGCTTGCAGGGTCAAAACAGCATGGACATCCAGAATACTAATCAGGAAGCGCAACCTGTTAAAAACACGGCACAGCCCCCACTCAACCCGATGCAGTTCGACGAGTCGGCGTTAGCAAAGCTGCTGAAGACACGATTCAGCGGGGAGGAGGAAAAGCAGCAGGTAGTCGAACAATCAGAGCCTGAAGCAGAGTCCGTGAATGCGGACGATGACCAGGCATCGGAACCGACCGATGAACAAACGGAGATTCAGGCCGAGCTGCCTGATGAAGTTCTTTCGGAATCTGAAGACAACGACGAGTCGCAAGGCTATCGCAAGAGAATCGACAAGCTCACGCGCCAGAAGAAAGAAGCGCTGGAGAAGGCCGAAGTACTTGAGCGCGAGCTGAACGACACAAAGACTAAGCTAGAGCAGACTCAATCCGAACGGCCTGTGCCGTCTATGGGGTCCAATGATCCATTTTCTGATGTCTGGGAAGTATCGAAGCTCAACGATGAGTGGTCGAAAGCCCGGAACCTTAGGCGATGGTGCGAGGACAACATCGATGGCTGTGAAATAGAGGGCAAGGAATACAGTTCAGACGAGGTGAAACAGATCCGTAGGCGCGTTGAAGATGCGCTGGACCTGCACATCCCCAACCGAGCTCGTTTCTTGCAGAACTATCAGCAGATCAAGCCAGTGGCCGAGCAGCTCTATCCCTTTTGGAAGGACCGTGCTAGTACTGAGTACACCGAGGCTCAGGCCGTGTTGCGGCAGTTGCCGCAGCTATCAAGCCTACCCGAGTACCAGGTGCTAATCGGCGATTTTATTGCTGGTCGCAAATTACGAATGGAATCATTAAAAGGGAAAACCACTATGAGACCGATTGTTAAAGCGCCCAATCAGCCCGGGAAACCTACGATGGCTCCTTTCAAAAAGGACGCCGCAAAGGTTGGTTTAGATCAAGCCAAGTCGAAGTTTTCAAAGACCGGAAGTCAAAACGAACTGGCTCAAGTATTGAAAAGGATGCTCTAACCTATGCCCCTGCTACAAGAACAACAGCGCGGAACAGTTCCGCTCGCCTCAACGTCCGCCGCTCGTGAAGATCTGGCGGACTACATCGCCATCGTCGACGCCAAATCGACTCCGTTTGTCAGCCAATCACCTAAGGGTAAAGACCTTGGAAACGCCCAGTTTTCTTGGCTTGTTGACAATTATGCTGACGTGCTAATGGGTGGCGTTCCTGACGGCACTGACGTCACCGTTGCCAATGCCTCAAACCCTGTTGCTAACCGCACTCGGTTGAGCAATTACGCTCAGGTGTTCCGCCGCGACTTCCGTGTCGGTTTTGTTGCCGAAACTCAAGAAGTTGCTGGCGTTACGGACGAGCTTGCAAACGGCATTGCCAAGCAACTCGTCCAAATTAAGCGCGACATGGAAGGTACATTTATGTGTACCAACCAAGTTCAGATCCAAGACACTGGCCCTGGTGGTAACCCCTATCTGACCAGCTCCCTTGGCAACTGGCTGACCGGAACCAACTCTGCCAACATCGGCGCTTGCGCTGCTCTTTCGCCGTTCCTGCCCAACACCGGCGCTATCAACACCACGCTCACTGCTGATTTTACTGAGGCAACTGTTCAAGGTGTTTTGACGGCGATCTTCAACAAGACCGGCACTTTCCGGGACTACGATTGCATCCTGGGAACCACGCTGAAGCGTGCGTTTACCAACTTGACGTCCTCTGTTGGAACTCAGGTTGTTAACACCAACAGCATTGCGGCCACATCGGTGCGCACCTTTAATCAGGAGCTTGGAAACGACACGTTCAGAAACTCAATCGATATTTTCGAGGGGGATTTTGGACGGCTTGTGCTACATCCTTCGACGTTTATCGGAAGCAAAACCACACCCACTTCGACCACCTTGACTCCGACGCCTGCTAAAGGCTACGTGATCCCCATGGACATGGTCGAAATCCGATACTCTAAGTTGCCGCAGGTCAAAAACTTGTCAGACAACGGCGGTGGCCCTGCCCGTTTGATTGAGGCTATTGCTGGCTTGGTCTGCAAAAACCCGAGCGGCTTTGGTATGTTCAATGCGACCGCTTAATCGCTAAAACAACGGGGAGGTTGCTGGACAAAAACAGCAGCCTCCCTTTTTCTTTATCTATGCACCAGAACGCTTCATCGGTCATTGGGGACGCATTCAACGATCTTCCAGGCGACCTGCGCCGTAGGGTAATCAAGGAGCTAGGAAGTGGCATTCAGAAGGAATGGGTGCAGGCCGGCATCCATCAGCAACGCATCGCTAAAGATTCGCAGGCCGACCGCCGTAGCATTGACGGCATAGGACGGCTTCGTATGCGCATTGATCCGACTCTCTACCATGCTTGGGGAACCAAACTCGGGTACGGCTGTTGGAAAGACTCGCAGTTCCTCAGGGAGATCGAGCGCGACAATCCCGAGGTGCGAGTGAAATCGACAGGTACACGCTTGCAAGTTGGTTTCGATGGGGCCAAAAGAAGCAGTCAAAAGTTCGACTTATGAATGTTGGATCCAATCGTCAGATCTCCGGTGAATACGGAGGCCAGTACATCTCCAGTGCTTCCGGCGCTGTTACCGGCAACTTCCAAGCCCTGCACGCTCTTGAGATCACCATCTTGGGCGCAACTACCTCCAACATCACCAGCTTCCCGTCTGGTGTGATTCTGCAGGCTGGCGACGAGATCGCTGGCGTGTGGACATCCGTCACCGTGAGCTCAGGCGCGGTCATCGCCTACAACCGCAAGTACGGCTAAGATGCGCCTGGGACTCGGAATAGGAATCGGTGGTCACCGGCGCATTGGCGCCAGTGGCATTCCGCCTGATCCTCCCATCGAACGGCGCGACATACTTTGCGAAAACGGCGACTACCTAGTCCAAGAAGACGGCGGTCACCTCGTCATCACTTTCGGAACATTCGATTCTCTCCTGGCTGAAACCGGAGACTTCCTAGTACAGGAAGACGGCGGTAAACTCGTCCTAGCAATTTACTAATATGGCAGACCTTAAGATTTCACAATTACCAGTATTCACGTCAGCAGTGCCAGCAGTCGATGCGTTTGCTGTGGTTTCGGGAGGAACCACCAAACAAATCACCACCAACCAGGTTCTAGGATCCGG